ACTTTTGGGTATATATACATGGTAACTCATACTCCGAGTGGAGTATCGTACTTGGGTAAAAAATCGCTATACCACAATGTAAAGCGCAAATTAACAAAAAAAGAATTGGCAGAAATGCCCGTAGCAAGAGGAAGAAAAGTAACAATTGAAGTTGTTAAAAAAGAATCCGATTGGAAAAAATATTTTGGGTCTGCAAAACCAATTTTAGCACTGATAAAGGACGGTAAACAAGAGGAATTTACCCGTCAGATACTACAATTGGTACCCAATAAAAAATTGCTAACATACTATGAATGTAAATACATGTTTACTCATGGTGTGTTAGAAAATCCTGATAAATGGTTTAATGATAACATTTTAGGGAAATTCTACAGTAAAGACTTTTTATAATATTTATAACAGATATGAAACTAACAGATTTAAGAAAAATAATTAACGAAGAAATCCAATACGTACTTAATAACGAAGCATTTGGAACGGGTGGTAAAAACATTCAAATAGGTGCTGGTGGAGCTAAAGGTAAAGGCGGTAAAAGATTTATTCCTTCATTTGTTAAACTTCCTAAAAGTGTAAGAGATGCTTTTAAAGGAGATTTCAAGTTAGTAAAAAATAGTGAAGGTGAATATACTTTATACATATCAAAAGATTTACATGCTGCTCTAAACGCTAGAGAATCAGGTCAAACAACAAACACAGCAAAATCATCTTTAAAACGTATTAATGATATTAATGCTTTAGGATTACCTCAAGAACTTAAATCTTTATTAAAGAAAACAAGTAAACTTAATTCTTCATTAGGTATGTATGCTATTGCTGTAAAAATTAAAGACGTAACTCCTGAAGGAGATATTATGTTCGATAATCCAGCAGTTTCAGGTACTTTAAAGGCATTTGAAGGAGTAATTAATGAAGTAATGGATGCTTTAATGGCAGAAGAAGCACATATCCCTGTTGATGAAGTTGGTAAATTTTTCGTAGCTAAAAAACCTAAAAAAGGTATGACTAAGGAAGAAATGGTTTACGAAGCAACAGCATTCGAAGATATCAGACCAGAAGAAACTTTAGGAATATACAAAAACAAATCAGAAGCAAATCGTTTAGCCGGTGAAGCATTAAAATCATTTGAAGATCAACTTAAAGAAGTTGAATCATCAATGGATGAAATACGAAAAGCTAAAGAAGATATTAAAGCAAAAGCTCAAGCTGCTAAAGAAAAAATTAACAAAATAAAATAAATAAATTTAAGCTTGGTCACCCAAGCTTTTTTTATTATATTGTTTTTATGTTAAATCAAAGTTTGATAGCTTTAGTTAATTCTGTATTAGGAACTGGTAAATCAACTTCTAGAGGAAACTACGCTTATCATTGTCCTTTCTGTAATCACCACAAACCAAAATTAGAAATTAATTTTAATGAAAATGAAAAAGGTGAAAATCCTTGGCATTGTTGGGCATGTGATAAAAAAGGTAAAAAAGTAACTCAAGTTCTTAAATCATTTCCATTATCTCCTGAATTGATAGCTGATTTACGATCACTTACCAAAGGTGGATTTATTGAAAAACAACTTGTAGTAGAACAAAAAGTAGAATTACCTAAAGAATTTAAATCACTACTTAATATAACTCAAACAAACATAACAGGTAGACATGCTCTATCTTATGTAAAATCAAGAAATATAACCGAAGAAGATATTATTAAATATAATATTGGTTATTGTGAAACCGGTAAATATGCTAAAATGATAATTATTCCATCTTACAATAAAAATGGAGTGTTAAATTATTTTACAGGAAGATCATTTCTTAAAGACTCAAAACAAAAGTACCAAAACCCAGAAGTATCACGTGATATAATACCTTTTGAGTTGTTTATTAATTGGGAAATACCGTTTATATTGTGTGAAGGACCATTTGACGCAATAGCCATTAAAAGAAATACTATCCCATTACTAGGCAAAAATATACAATCTAATTTAATGAAACAGATTGTAAAGTCTAGTGTTGAAAAAATATATATAGCTTTAGATAGAGATGCTCAAAAGCAAGCTTTACCTATTTGCGAGAAACTGATGAAAGAAGGCAAAGAAGTTTATTTAGTAGACTTAAATGACAAAGACCCTAGTGAAATGGGGTTTAATAATTTCACAAAATTAATTCAAGACACTTACCCACTAACATTCTCTAGCTTATTAGAGAAAAAACTACAATTATGATTGAAAAAAATGTAAACGTTCATAAAAAACATGTTAAACGTCTATTAGAAATAGATAATACATCTAAAAGAGTAACAATAATGGATAACAGATACTACACTAGAAATGGTAGTTATTATCCATCAGTTACTAGTATTTTACAATACATGCCCAAAAATAAATTTTTTGAAACATGGTTAAAAGATGTAGGACATAACTCAGATATTATAATGAGAAAAGCAGCTGATGAAGGTACACAAGTACACGATGCTGTTGAAAGATATCTTTTGGGTGAAAAAATATCATTAATTGATGATAGAGGATATTCACAATACTCAATGTTTGTATGGCAAATGATTTTAAGATTTCATGAATTCTGGACAACATATAAACCAATATTAATAGAAAGTGAAATACATTTATTTTCAGACAAATACATGTTTGCAGGTACGTGTGACTTAGTAGTAGAAATAAATGGTCAAAAATGGTTATTAGATATTAAAACATCAAATTCATTACACACAAGTCAAGAATTACAATTAGCAGCTTATGCTCAAGCATGGAATGAATTATATGAGGAAAAAATTGAACGTGTAGGTATTATTTGGTTAAAATCATCTAAACATAAAGCAGATAAAAAAGGAGAAAAAATGCAAGGTAAAGGATGGGAAATATTTGAACCAACTCGTACCATTGAAGAAAATTTTAAATTATTCGGATATATACACGAATTATACAAATTAGAACACCCAGATCCAAAACCAACATCAAACGATTTCCCAACTGAAATTCAAATAGGAATGTAATTGCTAATATTTATACCAAAATATTGGAATGATTTCTTTAATTGAGATTTTAAAAAAAGTAATAACGGAAGGCGGTAATGTATTTACAGGTACCGAATATGATACTGATGATGTAGTATTAAATAATATAAAACCAACAGTAGAAAAATTTGTATCAACTTTAAGTAGTATTTTTCCTAATAAAAAATCAACATTTGTATCTTTAAATGATAAAAGTAACTGGTTAGGATCTACAGGTAAAAAACCAAAATCAGGAGACGTTGATTTAGCATATTCATCTGAACATTTCTTCAGTAATGGAGATGCAGATACTAATGGATGGGGTATTGATTCTAATGAATATAATGCCTTATACGAAAAAAACAAAAAAGCAGCTCGTTCTGCTACTGATGAACAAATTCAAGTAAAATCATTAATACAATTAATTGTTAAAAAAATTAATGGATCTGGAAATGATTTATATGCAAGTGATAAAGCCGCTAATGGTGGTACAATTCACTTTTCATACCCACAGTATTCAACTGATGGTAAAAAATTAGATTTAAATGCTCAACTTGACTTAGATACAGGAGACATGGATTGGTTAAAATTCAGATATAATTCTGAATTACCAGATGATGATTCTGAAATTAAAGGTTTACATAGAGGACAATTAATGTTAGCTATGTTCGCTGCTACAGGTTATACTTTTAAAAATGGTAAGGGTTTTGTTCGTAAAGAAACAGGTGATGTATTAGGTAATAAACCTCAAGATGCTATAGAAGTATTTAATGATGAATATAAACCTAAACAACCATTAACATTAGAAATAACTAGTAATTATAATAGATTAATGGATTATATCAAAACTAATCTTAAACCTGACGATAAAGAAAACGCATTAAAAATGTTTGCTGAAGCTTTAAGAAGAGCTAAAGCATATGTACCTAATAATATCTAAATAACATGAGTGGAGCAGCAGGCGGATCACGTATTAAAAAAGAAGATTTAAAAGCCACAATTCGTGACTATAGAGATAATGTCTTAAAACCTTTAGGCCTTGATAAATCATACACAATAACTGGAGTTCGCTCTAGACCTGAAAAAGATATATTTGGGGATATAGATGTTGTTGTATCGTTTCCTGGAGGTGATAAAAAAGAACTTAAACAAACTTTAGCTAAATTTATAGAACAAATTAATAAAGTCCCTGAAATACCACAGAAGAAAAATAAAAAATATTTTATACATGGTTCTATAGTTTCTATATTATACCCAATATATGGGAAAGAAAATGAATACGTTCAAATAGATAATATAGTAACAGCATCAAAAGATGAAGGTAAATTTACATATAAAATGCTAGATCTACCAGCACAAGAACAAGGTTTAGCGTTAGGTTTAGTTAAAGCAATATTTACTGAATTAGATCAAAATCAAATTGATGAATTATTTAAAGATTTAAAACTTACAGATATTGAAAAACCTGGTGAAGGAGAAGAATATGATTTCAATTTAAATCCTTCAGAATTATCATTAAAAATAGTTAAAACAGGTACTAGTGAGGGTAGAACAGTATGGACATCTAATAAATTCTCTGATATAAAAACAGTATTATCAGCATTAGGTGTAGATATTGAAAAAGATAAATTTGATACGATAATCAGTAAAATTAAAAAATTCAAAAATAGAAGATCAATAGATCGTCTTAAAGGAATGTATACCAAAAATATTAGAGTAGGTGATGCAGAAGTAGGACTTGATAAAGGAATTAAAAAACAACAATCATTAGATACTGTAAATGCATTACAAGAAAAATATAACGCATTAATAATGAAAATGATTGCTCCTTTATTAACAGAAGGAGAAAATTCTACAATTGCTGTATTTCCTGGTAAATTTAAACCACCTCATAAAGATCATTTAGCTCGTATAAATGCCGCAGCAAATGCTGCTGATGAAGTTTTAGTAATAATAGGACCAAAACCAGTAGATTCATTTACAGCAGAACAAACATTAGATTTATTTAATTTATTTAAATCAAAAGGATTAGTACCTGATAATGTTAAATTTATAATTAGTGATTTGCCTTCACCAGTTTTAAAAGCATATAAAGAATTTGAAAATAACCCAAACCAACAATATATTGCTGTGTTTGGTAAAGATGATATAGCTCGTTTTAAAAATATTGATAAATTACCAAACGTTAAAGTTGATAATTTTGAAGAAGCAAATGTTGGAAATTTAAGTGCAACAGATTTAAGAAATGCTATTACAAATAAAGACATTTCTACAATTCAAGCAATGATGCCTGATGGTATTGATGCTGAAGAATATCTTCAAACATTAACAGACCAAAAAAACTTACAAGAAGAAGTAACTGATACTGAAGTAATTTGTGATAATTGTGGTTGGCACTGGCCAGTAGCAGATGGTGGTGATGATTTATATGTTTGTCATAAATGTGGACATAATAATGATCCTACTTTAAATGAAACTGGAGAAGGTACAGCAACACCATTTGAGTGGACAACTCTTCTCTTTTT